TGTTTACAAGGACAGCATAAACAACCCTGCTGGTAGCGCAAACCTCATCTTTGATGGAACTCGTTTAACAGCAGCAGCACTTACTGTTGACACAAACACTTTGTATGTTGATGCTACAAACAATCGTGTAGGTGTTGGCACTGCTAGCCCCACTGTTGCTTTGGATGTTGTAGGCGCTGCTAAAATCTCAGGTGATTTAAGCGTAGATAACTTTATATTAAAAGTTGATACGACCAACGACCGTGTTGGTGTTAATGTGCCGACTCCTGGCGCAACATTAGATGTTTATGGTGGTGGAACAGGTTTCTCCGCTATGCGTATTACTAATATTGGTTCAGGTAACTCTTTTCTTGTTGAGGATACAACCAGCACCGACTCAACTCCCTTTGTTATTGACACAAACGGCAATGTTGGTATTGGAACTACTACCGTTACACTAGCCAAAGCAGAAGTAGTCGGCTCTATCCGTGCTTACCCATCTTCCGCCTCACAAGACGCAGTAGTTATTGCTGGTCGTGCTGGTGGGTCATCGGCGTATGCGGCAACACTTACGCCTACAACTTTGACTGCTAACCAAACTTTAACGCTTCCTAATAATACTGGTGAACTTGTTGGTTTTACTAGTGCACGAGGAACCAACACTGCGTGGACTACATACACATCAACAATTACACAACTTGGTAATGTGACCTTCACGACTGGTTTAAGTCGTTACACGCAAATGGGCAGAACAATCCACTGGGAATTCGTACTTAATGTTACTGGTACTGGAACCCTCAACAACGCCATTCGCATCAACATCCCGCAAACAGCACAAGCAAACGCACAATACAGCACTTTTGGAACAATGCATGTTTATGACGCCAGTGCAAACACACATTACTGCGGACACGCTTTTGCTTATAGCACCACACAAGCAGCAATGATGCTCAACGCTGGCACAACCTATTTCCAAACCATTGCACTTGCTAGTGGTGATATTATTACTGGACACATTATTTACGAGGCGGCATAATGCAAATCAATCTACGAGGAATCTTTGATTCAGAAACTATTCCAAACGAATGGTTACTTGAACGACTACGCATTCAACGAGATGCACTATTGGTCTCATCAGACTGGACTCAGGTTGCCGACGCACCTGTAGACAAACAAGCATGGGCTAGTTATCGCCAACAACTACGAGACTTCCCTAGTACTTGGGTGCCTTCGGAAACCGCAGAGTTTCCAGACCCCCCATTGCAATAAGACATACACGAAGGAATGAATATGTATGCCCGAACTACAGGACCTACTGGATGAAGTAAAGTTTCGTAAATGCCGTGGACCAGAAAATCCCACAACGGATGACCTGGTAGAAGCGTTTAGTTACTTTTGCTCAAACTTTGTTTATATTAAGCACCCATCTCAGGGTAAGATTCAGTTAAATCTACGCGATGCTCAAAAAGAAGCAGTACGGGCGTGGATTGACAAGCGTTACACCATTGTATTGAAGTCTCGTCAGATTGGTTTCTCCACGCTTGCAGCAGCATTTGCTTTCTGGACAGCGTACTTCTGGCCCGACAGATTCGTGGTCATGTTGTCAAAGACTGAGCGTGAAGCCAGTAAACTATTATCAAAAGCAAAGTATTTGTATAAGTTCTTGCCGGATTGGATGAAAAAGCGAGGACCTGAACTTACTCAAAACAATGTGCTTAAGATGGTGTTTGATAATGACAGTCTCATTGAATCCCTACCATCAGCCAACGACCCTGCTCGTGGTGAGTCGGTGTACTTGGTCATCATTGACGAAATGGCATTCCTGCCCAACCCAGAAGAAGCGTGGGCAGCCATTGAACCTATTGCTGATGTCGGCGGTCGTGTTATCTGTCTGAGTACCGCCAAAGGTGAAGGAAACATCTTCTATAACCTATGGATGGGAAGCCAGTCTGGAACCAACCGATTTACCGGCATCTTCTTTCCATGGTCAGCCAACGCCGACCGTGGTATTGAATGGTACGAAGCGCAGGCTAAAGAATTGCCGTCATGGCAGTTGCACCAAGAATATCCATCTAATCCAGATGAGGCGTTTATTCGTTCTGGTCGCCCTGTGTTTGATATTGATGCATTGCACCGACAGAAGACTGATGAACCTAAGCGTGGCTATCTAAAGCAGATTCAGGCACATCAGAACTCATTTATCTTTGAGAACTCTGGTGGAGCACTCAAGGTATGGCATTTGCCAGCGCACGGGTCTGTGTACACCATCGGAGCCGATGTGGCAGAAGGTCTTGCCCGTGGCGACTATTCGTCAGCCCATGTCATTGATGCCAAGTCTGGACTAATCGTAGCCCATTGGCACGGACATGTTGACCCAGATAAATTTGGTGAAATCCTGTATGGACTAGGCTACTTTTACAATGCAGCACTTATTGGTGTAGAATCTAACAACCACGGCTTGACGACTCTTACCAGCCTGCATAAAGCGAACTACCCAAACATTTACCGGCAACGACGCCTTAACCAGCGCAATGCCGAAGCCAGCGAAACCCTTGGTTGGCGCACAACAAGTTTGACAAAACCCCTGGCAGTGGACGAATTGAATGCTTCTATTCGTGATGGCGTTCTGGAAATCCGGTGCGAAAATACCATTGCCGAACTCAAAACATATGTCCGCGATGACAACGGAAGTATGCATGGTTCGCCTCACGACGACTGCGTGATGTCTTTAGCCATCTCAAACCAGATGCTGAAGTTCGTTTGGTTAAGCGAATACCGCCCCAAAATAGATAGAGAACCATTCTCATTAGGATGGTTTGCTGACAAAATCACTAGGGACAAGCCGGAAGTCTTCGTAATAGGCTCCCATAATGTCGCCTAACGGTAATAAAACTGCGTATAGATAGGAGATTGCGTATGAATTGTTCTTGTGGAAAAGAGATTACCTCAGAAAATGACCTCAAGCGAGGCATTTGCTTTGGTTGCCATGTTCAAGGTCTTAAGTTTGTAACACCCATGGCATTCAAGAGCAGCCAGACCATCCGCGAACGCCAGCGTGAAATTGAAGATACGCCAGCGTTTAAGGCTGGAAAGATTGAAAAGATTCCTGCACGGGCTGAACTGATTTAAATGCAAGCGTTCTGGTCAACAATTATCTCGGCAGTTATTCTCGGCCCTTTGGTTGTCATTATCCAAGGTCTAAGAAAAGAGAACTCTTCTCAGCACGCCGAATCACGAGAACTACTACAAGAGGTCTCGGCAAAGGTTGACAAAGTAGATAGCAAGATTGACCGCCATGTTGAGTGGCACCTAAATAAGGAGTGAAAATGCCCAGAGATAAGAACAGCATTATGAACACCCCAATGGGGAAGGCTTACACCAAGGCTGGTGGCAAGGTTGACGATGAGGGTATCCCTTATGCCGACCGCTCCGGCAAGGATGATACTGCTACTTATCCAGAAGGCAATAACTCTGGTGGCTCCTCCTTTATTCAGGATTGGCGTAACAAGATTTTTGGTGACTCTTCATGGCTTCCCGAAAAGCCAGGTCAGGTCGTCATTGTCCCTAGCATTTTGATTGGGACACCGGGGAATACTCCAGGATTCAAACTTCCACCTGGCTATGCAATTAGTCCAACCCCAACACCTCCTTTCACACCACCTGGCGAGCCAAAGGTTCCCAGTATCGGAATTATCGTTGTTCCCGAAAAGAAGACACCACGCAAGCCTTATGTAAATCCCGACCGCATTGACAACGGGAATCCACCAACAAAGAAACTACCAGGGAGTTTGTGATGGCAGCAAAGAAAAAGGCGCAAGCCAAAGTTGAAAAAGTAATGAAGGAATACAAGGAAGGTACTTTGCACTCCGGCAAAGGCGGTCCTGTCGTAAAGAACAAGAAGCAGGCTATTGCTATTGCTCTTAGTGAAGCCGGAAAGTCAAAGAAGAAGAAGTGATGGCAGCCAAGAAGAAGGCACCCAAGCCTTGTTGGGATAACTACGAGATGGTGGGCATGAAAAAGGGTAAGGGCGGAAAGCCTGTCCCCAATTGTGTGCCCAAGAAGAAGGGCAAATAATGGCATCAGCGGCGTGGCAGCGTAAGGAAGGCAAGAACCCAAAGGGTGGACTCAACGAAAAAGGACGCAAGTCCTATGAGCGTGAGAACCCTGGTTCAGACCTTAAGGCACCAGTTAAATCTGGTGACAATCCTCGTCGTGCCGCTTTCCTTGCTCGTATGGGCAATATGCCTGGTCCTGAGCGTGATGAGAATGGTGAGCCAACACGGCTCCTACTATCGCTCTATGCATGGGGAGCAAAGTCAAAGGCTGATGCCCGCGCAAAGGCAAAAGCAATCTCTGAGCGTAATAAAAAGAAAGGGAAGAAATAATGCCTCCCGGAAGACGACCAGTACCAACTGAAGATGAACGACGCATAGCGGAAAAAGAAGCACGCTTCCGTGCTCTCGTAGAGGCTGGTCTAACAAAGACAACCGTACCAGGACCAGGACTTTCTGATGCAATTGGTCGTGCAATTCTTGAACCAGTGCTTCAGGACCTATTTGGGGAAATGTCCAATGAGGCAATCTGGAGAGAAGGAACACAAGCACGGATTAACGCCGTACAACAGCCTATTGATTACTACAAAGACCTACCAGGAATGAAGCGAGCAGTCCTTGCCGATATGGCGATGGGCATTCAACGCAGCGCAGATGCTGAAGAAGGTATTCGTGAACAACGGATGGCCAATGCGCCTTATGCGTTTCCTACAGATTGGGCAAACCAACAAGTAGGTACATACGCTGATGTGGTTGACGAAAATGGTTCTCCCATACTTATGACTCCATATGAAGTAAATCCTGGGGTGACAGAACTTCCTAGATTTATTATTGGGGAAATCTCTCAAGAAAACCTTTCAAATAGACGAGCACTTCCCGGACAATATGGTCAATTGGGTAGCAATTGGCAGGACGAAGTATTGAGGCAATTGAAGCCCGGACAAGCAATTCTTGTTCGTTCTAACGATTTGTTCACAGATGATAGCGATGTCAGGTACGGATACCAAGCGCCTCTCATGATTGTTGCTAAAGACGAAAACAACATGTTGTACCAACGAGAGATTAACCAAGAGCAATACGATGCTTTCAAGGAGTCAATGAGGTCAGGTTATCCTGCCGGTATTGAACAACTAATAATTGACGAAATTGCATCGCGTTCACAGATGCCAAGAGTTCGCCAAGATGAAGTTTTCAGTGATTACCCATACGGCGGACGACCACGGCAACTGAACTATCTAGAACCAGAAACAATGTCGCAGGTCAGTGATAATGTTGCTGGCTTCGTAACAACTTCGCAACCAAGAGGAATTACTCTTCTATCAGATTATATTCCTAAGAAAAGCATGATATTAAGGGCACTGTTGGAAAAGGGTATTAACGCCTCACTTACTGGCAACCCACCAGAACAAGAGGGCGCATATGTTTTGTCCCACGAACAGGGGCATACATGGGATTTCACATCACCAGAAGATGAACGGTTGTCAACAAGTGACGAATACGCAAATGTTATGGAAAAAGACAGCGTTCAAAGTGCAAGGTACTTAAATAACTTTACCCCATTCAGCGACGCTCCTACTTACCTTGATAATATTATTCTTGGTGATACATATGCATCCGTTTATGGTAAAAACAATGGGCCAGTAGAAGACTTTGCCGAACGGCAGGCTCTTTGGTCTTACAGCAACCGCGAGGGTGGTCTTGGCACAACCAAGGACGGGGAAGTTGTTACCTTTGAAGATTTATTCCCCAATTCAGCAGCATACTTTGAAAAGATAAGAGGAAACAGATATGGAAGATAGAACATACAAAGATACACCATTGGGCAAGGCAATGCTTATTGCCATCAACATCGGTGAGGCAGAGGGAGAAGAACTTCCCGAAGGTGTTGACAATCCCGTCATCAAGTTGCCCGAGGCTGAGGCTAAGTATGTTGAAGCCATGCATGAAATCGTTGAGGAGTACGGAAAGTTGTCCGACAACGATGGCAATGGTATTTGGGTTGGATATATGTCTCCGGCAGAGAACGAAGATAAAGCAATTGGAGTCAAGTGCTCAAACTGCGCCTTTTATTGCCCATCAAAAAAGAACTGTCACATTGTTAAAACAAAGATTCATCCCGATGGATACTGCCGATTGGCAGCCATTGGTGAGGGTCTCGTAAATGAAGGAAGAGAATAATGGCAAGAAAGTCAAATGCTGAACTACTAGCACAGTATCGTCAGCGTATTTACGCCTCAAAGAAATGGGTTGAACAAGATTACCACGGTCAGTGGCGTCGTCTCATCAATCTATACCGAGGCAAACATTACACATCGGCAAAGCCTTATGACCGCATGTTGGTCAACATTGCCTTTGCAACGATTAACACTCTGTACCCGTCTGTGTCAATTGGACGCCCCAAGATTGTTGTTAACCCTCGTGGACCAGAGGATGCCGATAAGGCAGTTATTGCTGAAGCAATTGTCAACTACTGGTGGGAACACTACAACTGCCAGGAAGAGTTCCAACTCGCCGTTCGTGACTTCCTCATCATGGGTCATGGCTGGGTTAAGTCCGGTTATCGCTATGTGGAAGAAGAGGGTGTTGTTGAAGAGACTGCCGACGAACTAGCAGATGACACTCCTACTAACTACGCCGAAGCATCAACTATTGTCCTTGAGGACCGCCCATTTATTGAGCGTGTTGACCCAATGAACATGTTTGTTGACCCAGAGGGCACCACGATGAAGGATATTCGCTGGATTGCCCAACGAGTTCGCCGTTCATTAAAGGATGTTAAGAACGACAAGCGTTATGATTACAGCGCCCGTCAGGAAGTGAACGCTACATCCTTACCGCGTTGGAGCGACATTAACGACGCTAAGGATATGTTAGATAAGAGCGACGAATCGTTCTGTGACATCTACGAATTTTACGACATTGATAAAAAGACAATGTGCGTATTTTCTGACAGTGGTGGAGACAAGTTCCTTGTTAAGCCCACAGAGATTCCGTTCGCTTTCGGACATCCGTTTACGATGTTGCGCAACTATGACATCCCTGGATACTTCTATCCAATGGGTGAACTAGAAGCCATTGAACCACTGCAATACGAACTTAACGAGACTCGTACTCAGATGATGAATCACCGTAAGCGTTACAGCCGTAAGTACTTGTACAAGGAAAACGCCTTTGATGACTTTGGTCGTAACGCTCTAGCCTCAGACGAGGACAACGCCATGGTGCCCGTCAAGGGCGATGAGAACCTCGCCAATGTGGTTGCACCAATGCCTGCGCTAATTAACCCACCTGACTTCTACAACCAGTCAAGTCTTATTATCAGCGACATTGACCGAGTAACCGGATTGTCGGATTACCAGCGTGGCATCTTGCCCGAAGTGCGTCGTACTGCAACCGAAGCCAGCATTCTTCAGGGTGTTGCTGACTCACGTGCAGCAGAAAAACTCACTCTTATTGAGAAGGGTATTGCTACAGTTGCATTCCGTTTGATTAAGTTGGCACAGCAGTTCATGACCGAAGAACAAACTGTCCGCGTCACTGACAAGCGTGGAGCATGGGCGTGGGTTAACTTTGACTCAGAATACATTGACGGTGAGTTTGATTTCACTGTTGAGGCTGGTTCAACGGTTCCTCAGAACGAGGGATTCCGTCGCCAGCGTGCCCTACAATTGGTGGACGCCATGGCTCCGTTCGCTCAGGCTGGTGTCGTCAAACTAGACGCTCTTGCTAAACTGGTGCTTGAGCAGGGCTTTGGCGTTAAGGATGCTGACAATTATCTAAATAAGCCAGAGCCAGAACCGGCACCACAAGGTCAGCCCCCAATGCC